GGGCGGCGGTGACGGCGGACCCGGAGGCGACGGGAACGCGGGCGCGGACGGCATCTTCCCCGGCTGCGGACCGCGCCCCTGAGCCGCCGCGGCCTGCGCGATCCCTGTCCCCGCCTGCGCGATGCCCTGCAAGGCCCCGAGCCCCGCGGCGGCTTCCGGCGGCATCCCCGGCGGAGGGTTGCCTGCCAGTTTCTCCGCCCGCTGGCTCGCCGTGGAAGTCAGCGCGTCGTGAATCTGGCCTTCGTCCAGGTCCAGGATCACCGCCATCCGCTCGGTGAGAGCGTCGATGAACGCCAGCGGCACATTCAGCGAAGGGGCCGCGGCCATCTGGCCGAACATGCTGAACAGGACCGCGGTCATCGCCTCCTGCAAAGGCCCGAACTTCCACTGCGGGAACGCGGCGTCATGGCCGAAATTCAGCATCACCAAGGGCCGGATCAGGTCATGGGAGATGCTGTCGGCTATCTCCGTCGCTACCGCCTCACGGCTGGCGAGATAGTAGCTGGACTGGTCCTCGGACATGCCGTAGGAGCCTGCTGACGCGCCGCCGCCCGCCCGGGTGCCCCTGACCGCCGCACCGGACAGCTGCAGGAACCCGGCGAGGACGGAACTAGCCATCCAATTTTCCAAGAACGTCATACACGCGGCGAATTGTGCGCCGGCGTCAGCCGCACTAGGCAAAGCCTCAAAGGTTTTTTGGCCCTCGACAGGGTGGACTAGGCCGACAATTCCCGAACCGCGCAATTGGGCGATGTCATCAGCGCGGGCCGTGGCTTCGGGCTGGTCGTTGCCGTAGACGACCAGCCGCTGCATCGCCATGCCCTCCAAAAAACTTAGCCATAGGAAATTCAGCTTCGCCATTGTTTCATAACAGAAGTAGCACGTCTCCATTTCACTGATGCCAGTCAATGGCTCGCGGTGCTGGCCGTGCGTGTAAATGTACGAGCGGACCTTCGGGATGTCGACGTAGCCGGGGACCTTCTGCTTGCTGTTGATCTGCAGGTTGCCGCCGAACAACCAGACCTGCTGCCTGAACCCGTTCGGCTCACCAGTCCGGTCGTTGTACCGGGCCTGACAGGTGGCGGGCGGGCGGTAGGAGACCGCATCGTAAATTATCTTCCCGTCGGAATCCCTGGTCCGGAACGTTTTTTCGAAAAAACTTCGCCGGAAGATCTGCCCCTGCGCGATCTGGCCCACCAGGCGGGAGACGGGCGTCCTCATGCCACCCGACTCGTCAGGCGTCATGAGGACGCTCTGGACGAACTCCGCTTCGCCCTTGTCGCCGCCGGCCGGCTCGATCGTGTAGGGGGCACCGCGGATGGGAAGGGTCAGAACCTGCTCGATGGCTGCGGCCATTCCGTTCCGGGCCAACATTTTTTTGTAGTCCCTGGCCGAATATTCGCAGGTAGTAAGCCATAATCGAACACATCTCCGGCGGGCCCGTAGAACGCGAACAAGCGCTGTCCCATATCGAACGAAGTTCCGATTTGTGGCCCCAGCAAGCCCCTTCTCCCGCCGCCGGCGCTACGGGAACCCTTTGGCGGCAGATCGGGGAAGTCGATGATCCGAGCAGAGTGTGTGTCGACCATGATTTTGGCATCACCTCCCCACCCGTCTCAGGGCACGACTTGGGTCTCGCGTGCATCTGCACTCACGATACAGGGTCAGGCTTCCCCGGCCCGTGAGATAGCCTCCCGTTCGGCCTGCTCCCGTTCCCGTCGCCGCCGCTGCCCGCGGCGGAGGTTCTCCAGCGCCTGCTCGCTGCGCTTCCCTATGCCGCCGCGCCCGCCGGCCGCGTTGGTGTTGCCCTTGAGCGCCGCGCTGAGCTTCGCCCGCTGCTCATCGGGCATCGGCCCACGAGCCTCCGCGGCGGCCTTCTGCTGCACCGACATCTTGGTGCGCGACTCCGGCGTGTGCTTACGTCCGGTCGACGCCGCGCGGATCTTCTCGCGCGCCTCCGGTGTGTGCTGGTAGCCGGTGTTCTTCTGGCTCAGCAGCGCCTTAGTCGCGGCGCTGTGCGGCACCCGGTGCCCGCTGCGAGGGTCGTAGGTCATGTGGCACTTCCGGCACAACGGGATGTAGTTCATCACGTCGTCAGGATCCGTGCCGTGCACGTGCGCCCAGTCGCAGGCTTGCTTATCGATGCCGCGTGCGGCGCAGTAGACGCACTTCAGCAGCTTGGCCTTTCCGCGGACCGCCTCGTTCCGCCGGTGGCGACGCATGTAGGCGCTCTGTGCCGGGGTCAGCGTGCGCCGGGTACGCCTAGCCTTCGTGCAGATCTTGCACTGCCGTGCCGTCCGGCCCCCCGTCCGCTGGATGACGTACGTGTTCTCTGGCGTGTACTCGTGACCGGCTGGGCAGTGCGTGGCTCGGGCGTGGATCGCGGCCATGTTGCCGCTGCGCAGCGTGTTCACCCGCCCGGGCACGGCTTCAAGGTGAGCCGGCCTGACGCAATCCTTGAACCGGCAGCCGCGCGCCTTCACGTGATCGACCTGGAAGCCGTCCGGGATCGGGCCGATGAACATTATGTGCGAGGCGCGGTGCGACCGCTGCTGCGTGCCCTCAAGGGAGAACTGCCCGTAGCCCTTGGCGTCGAGCGAAGCACTGCGCCGCCAGCACTCGCCGTCAACGGTGATCTTGATGACGAACCGCTCCAGCGTGCCCGGACGGAGCGGGATCAGGGGCGGCGGCAGAAGCGCGAGGATGGCGGCGGCCTCCGGGTCCAGGACGTAAGGCCCGTGGCGCTGCCGCTTCGAGAAATCCGGCACGCTGTAGACGCCCCGGAGGGCGGTCGCGTGCGCTATCAGCCTCTCGCCCGGGCGGAACCACTCGTTCTGCCCGCCGCGCTTGCCCTTGCGGTCAGGGTGAATGACCTGGTATTCGGCGAACTCCGCATGCCGCGCCTGCTCCAGGTCACGACCGCCCGGCTCGACCGCCAGCACCTCCTCGGCTCCCAGTGCGTGCATCCGCCCGCGGAAATGCGTGGTTGTGCCGACTTTGACCAGCCCGTCACGCACGGCGTAGTAGACGAGCGGTTCGTGGGTATTCCTGGCCACGCGCCGCCGGCGGACGCTTTCGGGTGTGCGGGACGGCGGACGTTCGGCCTTTCCCTGCCGCCTGCGCCGCTTGCGGGTGTGCTCCCGCATGCACTTCTTGCAACCCCGGCCGCCTCCGGGAAGGTGGTAAGTGTTCTCCTCGTCGTACGGGTGGCCTTGCGGGCAGTGAGTCTTCTTGGCGTTGCCCCGGTTCGGCTCCCGGCCGTTGGCGAAGGCCCGCTTGTGGCTCTCGCTCATCTTCCGCTTGGACTCTTCGGTGTGCGGCTTGCGGAATCCCCGGCCGGGTCCGGGCGGCTTGGGGGGCTGGAGCATCCGGAACACGCTGCTGCCGTGCCAGGCGCCAGCCCTTGAGGTCGGGTAGCCCTCGGCGGTCAAGGTCGCCGCAATGACGCTGAATGACACGCCCGTGTCGCGGAGCTCGCGGGCACGGGCGGTAGCGTCGTTCATGGGTCCGTTGACCTCCACGTCAGGTTGCGGGCCAAGTCGCTGGCACCGGGCTGCAATCCCGTGTGCCGGCGGCGTGAAATCTTGCCCCGGATGCGTTAATTCTACCAGTTCAGCGCAGCGATTGGCTGATCTGTGCTACCGGGCGCGGGCGCTAGGTCAGGACAGGCGGGCTGTCCGGGTCTTCCCCGGGCCAAATGAGCCGCGGCGTGATCGTCTCCACCCGTCCGCTGCGGATCACGTACCGCTGTGGCACGGGGTCCTCGAACCCTGCATCCCACTGCACCTCGATGTACCCGCCGAAGGTGTGGCCGGACCCGATGTGGTCGGCGAGCCGCTGGATGTCCTCAACGAGACTGTAGCCGCTGAACCCGTCGCAGGCCGGCTCGATCGCGTCTGCGGTCAGGACGATGACTTCCCCCTGGTCGGTGGGTGTCACGGCCCGGTTGATCCGCAGCCGGGCGTCCTGCGTCTCGGGGGCTTCCCGGATCACCGCTGCGGCGGTCACCGGCGGCGTGATGGTGATCGCGCCGGTGTAGCGGTTGCTGTAACTCACCGCGCGTCCGGGTATTCGCGCCGGAACCTCGCCAGCCCCTCAGCGGACGCGGCGCGATGCTTCCGGACATCGGCCATCAGCGCGGCGGTGTTAGCCGCGGCGTCCGCATGTGACTGGTGGACGTAACGGGGAGCCGGCTGGCTCGGAGCCTGCACCGCGCGCCCGCGGGCCACCCTGGCGTTCTCAAGAGCCCCTACGACGCCGTGCTCATACCGTCCGCCGGCACGCCGCACCTGGGACGGCGAGCCGCCCTGGATGGCAACCAGGGTCTGCTTCGCCACCCGCTGCTTCTTGGAATTGGGGGCTACTGCGCCCACGGTGGCGACGTGCAGCGCCTTTCGGATCAGTCCCATGTCAAGCTCCATCTCTAGTTGCGGCGGGTGCCGCCCGGTCCGCTATGCGGCTGATTGTGGTGCGGCCCAGGCCGGTGATGACGTGGACCTCCTCCTTGATGACGCCGGCGTCAAGAGCGGCGGCAACGAGAGGGTCGCGTTCGGCGTCGGTGGCGTCCCGGCGCCTGCGCCAGGACCGCAGCGCATTACGCGCCGCGTCGGCTTTCTCGGTGGCGGTCACGGGTCAGCCCCCATCCCCGCTGCGGCAGTCCGCGCACCATGTGGTGCCGTCATCGCGGCAGTAGGAGCCCATCGCTTACGCCCCCTTCACGAGCGCTGATGCCTGCACGTCCATCTGACGCGACACGCCGGGAACGGGACGGGTGAACGTGATGCTCACGATGGCGGAGGGCTGGCCGGAGGTCCACGGGGACGGCTCGTTTCCGTGCGTGACGGTGGCCGACCGGCCGAGGTAGGTCACGTTGTCGCCGTGGCGATGGAGGGTCGTGGCCCTCTCGTCTTTGCTCATGCCTCTACAATACACCATGCGGTGCGCTACCTGGTGCACCGGGTGGGGTATAGTGAAGGAGTACGGCAGCGGAAGGCCACCAAGGCCGGCCGGGCCGGAGGAACGGAGCCCCCCCATGAGCACCCGCCGACACAGCTACGCAGGCAACTGGCTTCTGTCGTACATCATCCCGGGCGGCGTCGGCACGGCGCTGTGGGCCGCGACCGGCGTGATGGCGGTCGCCGTCACCGGGACCATCGTGGCCTTCATCCTGTTCATGGTGCTGGTCTCGAAGGGGAACCGGCGGTGACGTTCAGGGCCGCGATCGCGCTCGGCGCGGCCGGCGCGCTCGCCGCGGTTGCCGTCACGGCCTGGACGCTGGTTCACGCACGGCGGTGCAGGGCGCGGCCGGGCGCGGTCCGGCAGGCACGCCTGACCGCGGTGGTTCTCCTGGCCGTGGCCCTCATCATTCAGGCGGTTGCCCTCGCCCTGGCCATCGGCGATGTCCGGTGAGGCTCACCTGGGGTATCCCCCTTCCGGGTCCGTTCCGCCTGTCAGATACGGTGTGGCGTTCCAAGCCCCGCCGTGCCCCCTCCTATCACGGGACGCTCCCAGGCTGGCAGTGCCCCCACAATCATCAGCGAGAGGACACGGCGCTAGCCTGCGCCGAGCGTGAGGCACGAAGGAGGAACCGGTGAGCAAGATAACCGAGCCGGCGGTTAGCCGCCGG